TATAGCACAATCTAAACAATTGTTTGGTAAATTATTTTGAGCATTGAGTCCTAGACTCATGATCGCAAATAAAAATGTAAGTAGTTTCTTCATAATATAAAATTTTTTAGGTTAGTACTCTTATGATATATTTAAAATATATTCGGATATACATATAGAAACAAGAATAAAAAAGCGCTAAAAATAGCGCTTCTTTTTTAATAAAAATATAATTTAATAAATTTATTTAATAATTTAATATAGCATAATCCATTCTAATGGTAATGGAAATATTAGCTGGTGTGTCTGAAGTCCAATCCATATCTCCAAAGTTAGCTTGTTTACAATAAGCACCTTTACAAATCCATTCTTCAACTATATCCCCTACAGGACCTAAGGCATTAAATCTTATATCTTTTTTATAAAAATCAGAATAACCATCTCTACCAGTTACTGACTCATGTGATAGTCTAACCCATTCCATTACTGCTTGTGCTCCTGAAGGAGTTACTGGGTCATAAAGTTCTGCTGTGATATCCTGCCAATCTGCTTTACCTTTTAACTTTCTTTTAACGTTGATATGATCTATTGTTACATCACCAAATTGAATATTTGGTCTACCAACCTTTTTTACTAAGAAAGCAGGAATCCCATCGATGTACATTATAAACCTATTTTGTAGTTTAGGTTCAAATGCTGTGAACATCATTTCATTTGTATTTAATATTGCCATCTTTTATTATTTTATTTTATTGTTTTATTATAAATATAATGCTTTTAAATTTTTTAGTAACTTCCTCCACTTCCTCCTGTATCAAATGTAGCTCCTGTTGGTAATATATTAAAATCTAAAATTATGAATTCAGCTGTTTTAGCTGGTTGTACATAAATAGCTCCTACTAATTGATTTCTATCTATCACATCTGGTGTGTTATTAGCATCATCCATTTGTACTCTAAAAGCGTATAATCCTTGTCTTTGCTGTACTGACTCTAGATATGGGTTAACTATATTTAAGAATCTATTTCTAGTTGCTTGTGTATTTTGTTCAAATACTAAATATCTTGAAGAACTTGCAATGAATTTCTTAAGTGCTATTAATAATCTTCTAACATTAATTCTATTAAGGGCTGTTGATCTTTCTTGTAATGTTTTCTGACCCCAAATACAAACTCCTGTTTGTGGGAATGTTGCTATTGGATTAATTTTTGCATCATATAATCTATCTCTTTCAGATTGATTTAATCTTATTTTTGCTTCTATTACATTTCCAAGTACACCTCTATTTAAACCTGCTGGAGCAAACCATTCTGCTGCAATTCTATCTGAAGCTGCTATAGCTCCTGGTACAATTACTGATGGTGGTACTAATATTGGTCTATTTACTGATGTGTCTAATACTTTAACCCATGGATAATAAACTGCAGCATAATTAGAGTCTGTGCCTTCTGCCTCCCCTATAGCTTGGTTTACTGTTGCATCTGATTGAGCTAAATCCATTACAAAGAAACAATCACCTCTACTTTCACACATGTCTATACCTGCTTGTGTAACTGCTGAATGTCTTTGTTTAATTACTCCTGGTAAAACTAGCATATTAATATCATATTCATCTTGATTTGCTAAAATATCAATTGCTTTTTTATATCCTTTATATCCCGCTTTATTAGTTGCACTTAAATCAAATCCATATAAATTAGTTCCTGCTGTGTAATTAGTAGCTAGAGGACTTGATGATTCAGCTCCCGTAAACTTAACAGTGTGAGGTGCTATACCATCTTGACCTCCTTGGAAAGGAATTGAGAATTTTAATTGACTAGGTGCTGGTCCTGTTGATCCTGCTGCATCTATTGATTGACTTAATGATTCTACCCATAAACTTGAACTTGCATGTCCTTGATGGTCATCTACATTAAATTCACCTGATACATTTGAATCTTGTGTTTCTGGTAAAGGTAAAATAAAGTTTTCATTATCTTGTGCTTTTTCTTTAAACTTAAATCCTAAGAATCCTTTTACATTGTAGTTATTATCTGATCCTATTTGTTGTACTCCTTCATATGATGCTGAAGGGAAAATTGATTGTACTGTTAGTGATGATGAATTTATTGGGTTAATTACAGCACTAAATCCTTTAGGTGAAAGTTTTGGTGATGTAGATCTAGCTTCAACATCTGGAGATACTTCTACTCTAATGTAATCTGATCTATTAGGATAATTTCCTTTTAATTCTACTTTATTAAAATCTTCATTATATTCTGGATATCTGTCTCCTATTATTCTTCCTATATAATTAGAACTTTCTGGATCTAAAGTACAAGTATTAAATTGTTCTAAAATTACTGGTGATTTATCTGTGTCTGTAAATCTTCTTACAAGAACTGAAAATGTTGAATATTGTTCTACATTATCTATATCCCCTGGTTCTCTTAAATTAGCAATAGAAACTTTGTAATCTTTATTACAAGTAGTACCATGCATTAAAGTATGGAATTTAAATAATTGTTTAGTTGTTTTATTAGGATAAACACCTAATTTTTGTGATCTAATAAAAGGTGTAGATGCAAAATTATATTTTTCAGTACCTATTCCCCCACTAAAATCTAAATCATTTCCTGCTATTATATTGGCCAGTTGTAATACTGATCCTGAACCTATACCAGGATATTCTGTGTTTTGATCATCTCCAACACTTAATATACTTGTTTGTAATTTTTGGAAATTTACATAAGTATATCCTGAAGGAGTCCCTGTGTATGAAACTACTCCATTTTTACTATTATCTGGATTACTTCCTAACTGTTTAAATAAATAATTTGCATTACTTGGATCAGCTGAAGCTGTTAATTTTGATATTGTTGAATTTCCTGTACCTTGTAGTGTTATACCAAAACTTGCACTTATCTTACCAGTTCCACCTCCATCAATAAGATCATTTATAATTGATGTTCCTAAATCGGGTGTTGATTCATTTTTAGAAGGAAATATAGCTCCTATTATTACACCTCCATCTACTGATGTATCTTCTCCACCATTAAATGCACCTGTATTATTTCGTAAAGATAAATGGTAAAATCCAGTAGCTGTAAGACTAGTACCTGAACCTGTGGCAAATGTTACTGTGTCATTTAAACTAGCTCCATCAGAAATAGAAGTAAATACAAGTACGTCATTTGCAAAATCATCTGAATTATATCCTGCCACCAAACCTGATGAAGTAATAGAACATGATAGATCTGTACTACTTGATATGGCATTTATTTCAGCCGCTAAATTTATTGCTATTTGATCTGATGATGCTCCTACTTGTCCTGCAGCTCCTGATCCTGTGGCAAAATAATAAGGTCCTGTAATTGCAGTACTATCTGCTGGGACATTGTCTGGATCAGCTCCTATAAATCTAAAAGTTTGGCCTCCTGCAGTTAATTGAAATTCACTATTATCTTGCATAACTCCATCTTCCCAATGAGATGATGATTGGTGGAAGAAAGATTCTGAAGCTAACCTTATAGCTCCTGAAGCTGCTGTTGCTACTGTAGCTACTCCTGATCCTGCTACTAAGAATGCAGGTTCTGTTGTTCCATTTGTATAAGTATAACCTCCTCCAGCTAATACTCTACACACAGTAACTGATCCTGCGTTTCTTAAATATTCTCTTACTGTTTGAGGTACAAAAGTGTCGTTACTTAATGCTCCAAATCTTCTTTGATATTCTGCAAAGCTTCTTACTACTGTTGGTACGAATGCTGGTCCTTTTACGGTTGGGCCTATAATTGCAGCTCCTATTGCTCCTATTCCTTGGGGGAGAAAACTTAGATCGTTTTCTCTAGTAAATACACCTGGTGAAATTATTTGTTCTGCCATCTTTTATAATTTATTATTTGATATAATATGTCTTCGATTGTTGTTCTGATATAAATATAAAAAAGAACCATAAACCAAAAAATATACCTTATAAATTAGGCAAAAATTTATTCAAATATTACTTTGATGGAGTAAACTCTCCTGTTTCAGCGTTAAGGGTTCCTTTTCCATATTTTTTAGATAATACAGTAGCTAAATCTGTTTCTTCCTTTCGTAAAGAATCTAGTTTACTTTTTAAAAATTCTAATTGGGATTCTAATCTTATTTCAGAAATTTTTAACTGACCAAAAGAATTTACTACTTGATTTGTAGAAGTTTGTAAATTTTGTAATTTTTTTAATTCTACTTCTTCAAATTTAATAGAATTATTATTTTGAATTGGTTGTTGGGGTGTTTCTATAGATTTTGCTATATCTGAGGGAGAAGGAATTTTTTCTGTTGATTGTTTTAAAGCCATAACTTTTATTTATTTAATGTTCTTATATACATATATAGTAATATTAAAAACTAATATTTTTTATAGAAAAATTTAATCACAAATAAATTTTCCTTCTGATCCTGAATATATATATCTTCCATAAGTATAAGTTCCTATTTCGGGGTCAGAAGAATCAAAAGGTTCAGTTGTATAGGTTGTTAAAAATTGTCCACTTCCTGAAACATATAATTTATATCCGTCTGTTTCACATATGTGTTTTACTCTTATCATTACGCTTCAATTATTTGTATTCCGTCAATAGCTAAATCACTTGTAAAACCTGATCCATTTTGGGTTAAAAAATAAATATAATGGATTGCATCTGTAGTTCTATATGAATTTAAGCTTACTGTTTTTTGTACCCATACTGCTCCATTAGATCCAAAATCACTATCTAAATCAGTATCATAATCAAGAGCTAATAATTCAGTTGCAGTTGCATGGTTTGAAGTAGCATTTGTATCTATATAAACAAATAAATCTCCCATCTTATCATCATTCGAAAAGGCATGGATCCAAAATTTTAAATTTAAATCAGTACCTGTATTTAACATAGCAGTACTAAAATTAACACCAGGCATTCTTGTAACGAAAGCAAAAGCATGTTTTCCACCTGATGATTCACTGTAAATGTAATTTTCACCACTAGAATCTGTTACATGACTACCGTCTGAAACATCAACTCCCCCATTAGGACCCGTATTACCCGAAGGAGTAGTATCTTGTGCTAAATTCCAACCTTTTACTGTTTTATCAGAATCTCTAGCCCAATATGTTCCATCAGTTGCATCCGCTCCATTAGCCCAATCTGAATGTGTATCTGAAGGAGACCAGTTTTGTGAATGGATTTCTGCGGCTGTTTGATCTTCAAATTGATATATTACATTTATAGCTGAAGGAGGAGTAGCTCCCACAAGAAGTACACTATTAAATTTAGATATTACATTACCTCCTACTGTGTCAAGAAATACTATACTACCACTACTTATTGTGTTAACACTGTCGGCTAATGGGGCTGTTCTATAAGTAATTCTTAATCCTAGACCTCTTAGAAATCCTGCTGTAAAAGTTCCTGATGTAGCTGTAGCAGCTATTGCAAACCCAAAATCTGCTTGATCTGAGGGGTCCCATGCTAATCCAGATAAATCATCACTAGCTCCAAAAAGTATATCATCTCCTGTAGTTG